ATTAATTCTGATTGTATCGCAACTGAAATTACACGACCAAGTTCTCTACCACCTTGTTCATCTCCTTCAACAGAAGAACCAGAAGCATCTACGTTCACTACAATATTCGTTAAGCCACCCATAGCATGATTTGGTGTAATAGTTCCAGAAACACCTGGGCTAAATAATTCTGGTCCTCGTTCTCCTACTAAATAACTACCACCTCCCATTACAGGCCCACCACTAGCTCTCCTACCAAACATTCCTGATCCTCGAACATTAGGAGTTGATCTATTTATGCTAGATATTCCAAAAGATCCTGGAAGTAAAGCGTCACCGCTAGGAATACCTGTGGCAGCAACACTTGTATTAGTAGCTCTCGATAAAGAATTTCCTAATGGACCAAGACCCATGAAACTTTGAAATATACCAAAAATACCTGATCTTATTTGTACAGCTAACATTTGTGCAGCCATATCTAAAAAATGATCTGCTGTTCTGCTAAATAAATTTCTTAAAGCACCTTGAGCAGTCATCGAGCCAGTGACAATCCCTTTGAAAGATTCAGAAAAACTTGCTCCGATACTTTTGCCTAAAGCATCAACTTGATATAAAGGATCTAATAATTTATTTAATTCATCTACAGGAGCTTTTATTATTGCTTGTTTTCTTTCTTCCTCTGTTCTTCTTATTTGTAATTCTAAAATAGTTTTTGCATTGTTAATATCTTGTTGAACTTTTAATTCTTCTTCTGCTCTTTGCTGTTTTCTAATTTGTCTTAAACGACCTTCTGCTCCTACCCGTTCTTTAATTTGCATATTAAGTTCTTTATTTTTTTTAATTGTTAATTCTAAAATTTTATTTTCTGCTGCTCTTGCTCCTTGTGTATTTAGAATTTGTAAAACCAGTCCTGCCTGTTCAAATCCTAAATTTTTTGTAATTTGATCCATCTGACTTAATATCGCAGCATTATCTTTTAAATTGGCAAGCATACCAAAAGTTGCTTCATCTCCAAATACTTTTAATAACGAAACGCGAGCAGCAGCACCGAATTGTTCAAATGCCTTTAATGCTTCTAGTGCTTCTTCTTTTGTCATGTCCATTGATTTAGCAAATTCTCTTATCTGACTTGCTGTAAATTGAGATTGATTACCTGTAGCTGCTATTGACTTATTCAATTTTTTTATAGCTTTATCAAATTCTTGTGCTTTAGTTATCTGAGCAGCAATAGCAGTAGCAGCAATAGAAGCAGCAAAACCACCACCCGGTGCGAGTGCTCCTCCAACACCACCAGCTATACCACCAAGAACAGAACTTAAACCGCCAGCTCCGAACAATAAAGGAAAGCCTCCACCAATTAATGCACTACCAGCACCGCCTTTTAATCTGCCCATCGCACCACCTGGCATAGCAAAAGGCCCACCTTGTGCTTGAGCACCAAATCCTAACCTAGCTGATAAACTTTGTCTTGGTCCTATCTGACCACCTGTAATTCCAAAATTACCACCTGGTAAAAAACCTTGAGTTGTAACGGCTTGTGATTGTCCTGCTAAAAATATGGCTTGCTCTTGATTAATTTGTTTTCTTAGCCTTCTTTCCTCTCTTAATCTTCTTAATCTTGCGGCTTCAGCATCTCTTTCAGTTCGATTAGCTCTTTTTCTTGCTTGGTTTAGATCGAATGTTGATTTGGATTGTTCTTGACGCACTATGCGTTCTGCGTCTGCTAATTGAACTAATGAAGTTCTATAAGCATCAGTTCCCCTTGCTGCTGTAAAAAAATTTGTTTTAGCCTTAGTTAATACAGAATTTAATTTAGCTAAACTTGGTGCTATTCCTTTCGCACCACTTTCAAACTTTTTTAATTCTTTATTAGATAGTTTTATATCTTTTACAGTATTATTAAGACTTTTATTAAACGCTTTAAGCTGCTGTGCTCTTACTTTTACATCTAAATTGACATCATAATTTGCCACTTTCTATAAAAATAAAAAACATTTATCTTATTCTACCTCTTTTTGCTTTCAAAGCACTATTTGTCTGTGCTCGCTTTTGATCTTTTTCATACTCTTCATGTTCAAGTTCAAAAAAAGCAGCCCAACCTATCATTTCTTCTTTTGTCATCTCTCGACATATCTCTGCAACTGTTTTATGTAATGCTTTAGCTAATGTGTAAATAAATTTCCAATCATTGCTCGCTTTTTAAATCGGCTTTAGCCTCATCTACCCCCTTCTCACCTGCGTTTATCATTGCTACCTGTATTTGTTCTAATACTGATGCTTCTATTTCTCTTCTAAGACTTGCTTTATCTCCATCTTGAAAAATTCTGTTTCCATCTTTATCAAGAGCTTTTGTAATCATTAACTGAAGTGAATAATCATTAAAATTATCAATCAAATTACCACCTGCTTGTTTTACGATTGTTTCTCTTTCGGCAAGTGTAAGTGGATGCCAATATACAGTAAAAAGAGTTTTTCCATCTTTTACAACATCATGTGTATATAACTGTGAAACACCAAAATTGGTTTTTAAAAGATCAACTGCTCTTGTCATAAAATAAGTATTGCTACTTTATTATACTAGGCATTAGCTGAGAATTGGCAAGATATTACACCAACAAAATGACTTCTATCTTCAATTTCAAGCATTACAGGTCCATTTATATCCTGTACTCTTGGCTTTACACTGAAAGTATCAGAATAATTAGAAGCATTAACTGAAGTAAGTCCATCTATAACAGACTCACTTATAGCAGATAAAACAGAAGTCCCCTTACTCTTTGGGACGTAAACATTACATTGAACAACGCCCGAATAATAATCTGTCGATGCTCCTTGATTTTGTAATGTAGCTTGAGTGAAATTTAAATTCATCACAACATATTTTTTTGCTTTACCAGGAGTCACAAAAGTCACGTTGTCATATACAACAGAAACAGTATTATCTGCTGCTACAACTGAATCTGTAACTGCTTTTTCAAATGCTGCTCTTGCGTTTACTAAAGTCATAATTAAAACTCAGTGTAAGCCTGTCCACCTGTACCTTCAGCAGATAAACCTCTAGTTTGCCTAGATGCTACAAATATTCTACCTTTGCTTGACATAGTTTCTTGAATTAATCTACCTAATTCACCTTGAACAAAAAATTGAACTTTGCCTGTTTCTAAAGCATAAGCAGCATATTTAGCTCTATTACCGATAAAAACTGATCGCTTTATATTGAAAGTTTTATCAACTGGAAATCTTGGTTGTATTTTATAAGTCGTATTTTTAGATTTAACAGAATCTTTATTCCAAGAATCTTTTTTTGCTTTTTTAATATTAGCCCAAGGTTGAAAATCCTCTACTCTATCAACTGCTTTCACACCCATAGTTTGTGCCTTCCAGCTACTTGCAAAAAATCCTGTATAAACTGGACTACGTTTTTTAGTTGATAATGATTTATGTATTTTTCTAATTAACTTATTAAAATCCTGATTCATTTGAGCTTCCAACTCTTTAGCGGGATTAGATTTTAAAAAATCTTTCGCCATCAGAATCGTACCAATACTGTAAATAAATAAACCTGCCCACCTTTCTTAGTATCAATATCATAAATTTTTGCAGCTACAATAGATCCTGCATAACTCAATGTAATTTCATCATCGAAATCAACTTGATTATCACCTATCAAGTCGGGAGTAATATATAACTTTGCATTTCTCATCTCTTTACCCTCATCTTCCTCTGACCTAATGAACTCGATTGGAACTTTGATACTGTAGCTAGTGTCTGTTGCTGTATAAGCACCAGTGCTAGTGTTGTAAGTTCCCGAAGCCTTCTTCGTATAAGTAATAGTCGTATCGAGAGAACTACCAAGATCAGCTACAACCTGTTTAGCTACACTTTTTAATAACGTATCGAGTTGACCTGCCATTATCCTCTAACTACCCTCATCTGAAAACTACCAGCTCCACCTAACATATACGCTCCAAGGTAGCTTTGAAGCCAAGGATAAACGTCAAGAATATTATTTATAGATCCAGTTCCCTGACTCGCAGTATTGTATTTAACTTGAATATCTCCTAACTTTACTTCTTCAAAATTACCATCTTTACCTGTGGTTCCTGTAATAGCATCAGTATCATTTG